AGAAGTACCACCAGCTCCGTAAGAATTCATAGAAGCTAACATGTCATCCATTGCTAACGAAGTAGCTCTGTTTACAAACATCATGTTTTCTTCAATAGCTCCATTTCTATCAAACTCAGCTAAGATAGCATCAAATTCAGCTAAATCAGTAGCAGCATTCACGCCAGTAACGCCAGAAGTTGTATTACCTCTTTCAGCAATAGCAGCAAATAAACCTTCACTACCTTTAATTGCCCCAGCAAGTGATCCAGCAGGAGTAATAGATGCAGCATTCGTACCTGCAGATGCAGCAGCAGTTTCAGCTTCTAGCATAGCCATTTCTAAGTAATCAGTAAATCTCATTCTAGTTTCACCTTCAGCTTTCAAGTACCATAAGTAACCGTTTGCGCCTCCGTCTTCACCAGTAACTTCAACCCATCCAATTTGAGAAGCATCAGATCCATTAACTTCGTACATGTCTTTGATGATTATTGGTTGATTAGAGTAAGATTTATGACTTGGTTTATTAGCTGTTGTTTGGTTAACTGTACCTTTTCCAAATTCAGAACCATAAACTAATATATTAACCGCTCCTGCTACCGATGTATCAGCGACACCACCAGCAACCATTGTATTATGATTAAAAGGATTAATAGTACATGCAGCGCCAGAAACAGCACTAACAAATGCTTTGATACTAGCACTAGCGTCAGATACTATAACCGTATCACCAACTCTAATACCGTGATCAGTTGTAGCGTTTCCGTCTACGTCAGAATCAACGGTAAATGTTACACCAGTTGATGACGTTACACCGTTGTACGATAAATGTAAGCGACCTTGCTCAGACCAAACTACTTGGTCAGAACTCATTGCTTCTTCAGCTCCTACTTGCGCTAAGAATCCTGAGATTGTTCTGTTTCCGAACACCTCAGCCTCTGCAGCCATAAGATCTGGTAAAAATTGTTGTGCCCAGTTTGTGTCATCCGTAGCTCCTGTTGCGAAGTCTAAGAAATTAGTCGCTAACGCGGCTTGGACTGGTGCGGGTGTGGAGCGTAAACTGCCTCCTCCTGTAATTGCCATAATTTTGTTTTTTTAATTTTTAAATTTATTATTTTTAATTTTAAAACCAGAAGAATCACTACCTAACACTTTATACGTTGTACCACCTGCTTCAATTTTCCCATGACTTTGTCTTGGATTCATATCTACATTCTTGGCTCTAGAAACGCTGTCTTTCATAGCATCTGCTTTGCCTTGTTCGTAAAAGTGCTTTGCAATCGCATCAGGGTTGCTGGCTGTAAATAAAGCCTTATGATATCCGTTAGCATCTTTTAAAGTGGAATCTTCATTAACAAACTTTGTCATGAATTGATTTATATCACTTTGTTCAGATTTAACTTTATCTGCATCCTTAACATTAAATCGATAATTTTTATCGCCGACGTTGTATTCAAAACCTTTGAATTTGTCGTTAAAAACATTATTTGTTTTTTGTGTAAAGTTATTACGATTTTTTTCACTGCTTTTTGAAATCTCTTCTGATTCCTTGTTGTACCTATCAAAGAAGTTAACTGCTTTCTGCTGCTCAGTTGTGAGCTTCGATCCCATCTTAATCTCTTCATAGTATTTAGACTTTTGCCCGTCTAGGTGGCTTTTAGCGTTTGCAACTTGCTCTTTTAACGCTAATTTTTTTCTTCTTATATCTCTATCGTCGTCCATATCTTCGTCGAATGAGAATGTATCTTCCATAAGGAAGTTAATTTCTTCTTGGTTTAAATGAGGTTTTGTTTGCTTGTAGAATTCATGTAACAAATCAGAATCGTCTAGCCCACTGTAGTCTTGGTTAAGCTTTACGTAGTCATTTATATCACCACCAGTCTCTCCCATAAAGTCAACTAGCTTTTGTATATTTTCTGGTAAAGCCTCTCCAGTAGCCTCGGCTTGTGCTATAGCTTCTACAACTTGCTCTTCTACCTCTTCAACCTCTTCTTTGGTTACTTCCTCTAGCGCTGTAGTTTCTTGTGCTTGTGCTTCCGGTTGTACTTCTTCTTGTTTTTGTGTGGGCTCGGCATCTTCAGCGCTTGCAACCACTCCGCTGTCGTTAGCGTCACTTTCTTTAACTTCATCTTCTTTTGGTATTGGGGGTTTACTTAAATCTACTTTCATTATGCTGTCATCTCCAGCGGATTCAAATTTACTTTCATCAACTTGTTCAGTTGTTTCTTGTGTAATCTCTTCGACTACTTTTTCATTTTCTTCTTCCATAATATAATATAATAATAATTAATAATTTTACCTAGGGTCAAAAGCACCTAAATCAAATCCGCCACCTAGTATATCATTACCTGCGGACTCAAAGTTTTTAGGTGGTTTTCCACCATTTCTTTGTTCAATCATCTCGCTTTGTTGAGTTGCTTGAATTTTTGTTCTTTCGTCTTTACGATCTTCTTTTTCTTTTTCACCTGCTCTTTTGCCGCTAACCTCCATTCCCTTCAACTGCATGTTCATCTGAAACTCTAATTGCATTAACTCTTTTTTATGCTCAACTTCTTGCTCCATTTTTTGAGAAGCTAATTGGCCTTTTAACTGTTCTAATTCTCCTTGGCTAGCTGTTAGCGCTTGGTTTTTTTGAACCTCACCTTGAGCCGCTGCTTGAGCCGCTTGTTGATTCATTTGACTCTGCATTTGCATATTCCTTTCTTGCAAAGCTTGATCCTTATCCATTTTCTTTTTTCTACGTATTTTAAGAAGTTGGTTTGCAAGCTTTACGTTCTTTATGTCTCTAAGGTCAATAGCGTCTTCTAAATCTATACTTTGCTGTTGTAAGGCCATTTGAATGTTGTTTTCAAGAATAGCTTTCTCCTCATCATCCGGCATTAGATCAATAAATATACCGAAATCATAAAGATGTAGCTCTGATATTTCTTCTAGCGCAGCAACATTGTGAACCCCTATCTGATGTATAAAAGCATCTTTTGTTGGAGAATACTCTATAATATCCGAAATCCTTAATGATAAACACCCAGCTGTTTCTGCTGTTAAAAACAACCCAGCTTGTAGTATGTGTCTAGTGGCTGTGTTTGAATTTGCTGCTGCCATTTTTTGTATACCAACTAAAGCGTTTTTATCTGGAGTACTACCATCTCTAGCTTCGTTAAGTCCAGTTACATCCCTTATCATTTGTAAATAGTAGTTGTACGTACCAATTAAAGCTTGCATTTTATTACCACCAGATCCAGATGTAATCTCTTGAATAGGTATTTTACCTGGATTCATATCACCATCTGAAGTAAACGATCTACCTATAACAGACCCAGTTTGGAAATACATGTTTAGGGCTTCTTGTGGGTTATAGTTTGTTCCGTTACCCAAGTCAATTTCAGCCAAACCATCTGCATCTAAATAAATACCATCTGGAACTAATCTAGACATTACTTGCTGAAGCTTAAGATGTGTTAATTGAATCATGTCAGCAAAGCCAGTTATCCTTTTAACTAAAGAATCTATTCTGCCATCATACATTCTAGGAGCAACAATAGAGTAGTTCATTTTCACTTTAGTAAAATCACTCTTTTCTCGCATCATGTTTTTAGCCAACTCCCACTTAAGTAACTTATCAGTACCCAGAATCATAGCACCCTCGTAAAGGCATTCTATAGACCTTAGCATCTTTCCATATCCACCTTCTTTATCTTCAGGTGGGTTAAAGTTATCGTCTTTAGGTATAATCTTATCAGCGCCACTAGCTGTTTCCTTCATTTTATAAACCTCGTTCATATAGGTCTTGTAATTAAAGTAAAGAACTTGAATGGTGTTAGTGTCCTCTTTATTGTAATTATGTCTTGAGTTGTGATTAGACCTATTACTAGACTTATTCTTCATTATATCTTCCAAGTCGCTTTCAGACAAATGCGGAAACTCTTTGGCTAATTCATTTACAGGTATAGTTTTAACCTCACCTACGTAATATATATCCTCAAAGTATGGAGAATCTGTATACGAATATACAAGGTTGGCTGGATCTACATAGTCGATTACAACACCCTCAGATGTATTAAAGCTGGTTTTTACAGCGCCAATACCCAACACTGTTAAATCATAATAAAAACGCTTTTTAATTAATTCGTAATTATTTCCCTCCATTAAAACATTTAAAGCCTGTTCTTCCGCCAACTCTATAGATTGTTTGTATGTAAGTTGCATATGGAGCTTTAACTCTTCCTCTGTTTCTGGTAAAGAATCTTTGTCATTCTCATAAAGATTTACCTCAAAAGCTTTCATTGCAAAATCATTGAACTCCTTAGCTCTCATGTCTGCTAGTATTGACTCCATGTACTGAGTTCTTTTAGCCACACCAAATGGATCTTGTGAGTAAGCTTTTATATCGTAAGTTCTTTCGGCAATACCATTAACAACTATGTCGACAAACTTAGAAATAATAGGGACAGGCTTCCAATCTAAATTAAGATAGGACAAATCACCGTTGATAGATAACTCATCCTTATACTTTTGAATAGACTGCTCGCCTCGAGCGTACAATCTTAAATTGTGAAAATCATTACTATTAGTTTTATACCTATTAGATCCTCTATCGCTATTAAACCACTCTTGCTCTATAGCTTTACCAACTTTTAACCCGTACTCATAGCTTAACTTTTCAGCATCGCTAACCGTTTGACTTGGGAAATAACTTTTAATGCCAGACTCTGCCATATTTATTACTTGATTATTTGTGAATTACTTCCAGTGTTTGTGTATCTGGAAATGTTTATATTTAGCTTTGGGTTTTCAACCTTTGCACTTGGCGCGTACAAGTGCCTATTGTTAGCCATAATAGCTAAGCCAGAACTTATTGACGCATCGTGCTTTGTTCTTTTGTTTATATCAAACTTTGTCCAATCATTTAGTAACTCATTGAAATAACAATCCCCGTGAGTTCCGTCTTGTTTAATACCTACGTGATCTTGAATATACATTTCAATTGCCGCCGCATGTGCTTGTTTTATATCCTCGCTTGAATTGGGTATTCCACCAACTTCTTTTTCTGCTACAGATAATTTGTTCCATATCTTGTCAGGTCGATTCATACTAAACCCTCTATATCCTCTTCTTCTTAAATAGTAAAGAAGACGAGGTTTATTGTTCTCTGCTAATATTGGCATTCCATAAAAAACTAAAGCCATCAAAACATCTTCAAAAAAAATTTCCGCCGTTGGAGGTCTTGATAAGTATTCTAAAAAAAAGCTATTAGCGGGAGCATCTTCCATACTAAACTTTGTTAATCCATGCAAAGCTCCTTTAGACCCAACTCCATCCACTGTTCCTGATATATCATAACTATCACAACCAAAAGCACCCATGTGTTCGTTTCCTGGCCATTTAACCCCATTCTTTAGTACAACTCTGTTTTGGAGTTGCTGAGGTGGAACCCAACTGGTTTTAAATCTACCCTTTGGATCTGGATAAAATATAACTTGAGAATCCTTAATTCCATTAACCCACTGAAAATTACCTCGAGTAACACCTAGTGTTCTAGACATCTCCTCGTTATAATCTATTTGCTCATACAACTTAACAAGATTAAATATACTTCCTTTTGTCTCATCTCTAAAAGCATGTTCTGTTGTTCTTGGAAACTGGCGGTAAAATTCATTCAATCCATCTGAATCATCTTTTAAACCATCTACTTCATTTTGCCAGTTATCTATTACGCCTACATCTATTAATTCACCGCTTGGGTCGAACCTATCGACATTAGGAGTAGAGAAAACTGGAACTCCGTACTCATCAATAAATCCTTCGTAGTTCCATTCCATTGGGATAAACAAAGAGTATAAACCAGACTTTGTCTGGCCATTTCTGTT